GCAGTTCCTGAAATACTTTAAGGCAGACTCGGTTGACAATATGTTGGCCGTCCACCACACAAGAGCAATAGCAGCATTGCAAGCGAAGGTGAAATAATGAAAAAGATATTATTTGTTTTGTGTTTTTCTGCAAGCTCTGTGTCTCTAGCCTGTACTCATGTTGGCTATGACTACACTGGCCGCCCCACTTACGATTGCAGTGGTTTACTAACAGGTGGCAATCAAAGTAACGCCCATCACCCTGCTGATAGGGGTGTTGATCTTCATAGACCAATTCGTGAGCTTAGGAATGAATGGAAAGAGCAGAATGAGTTCAATGAGCGCATGAGAAATTATGAGCGTCAGCTCCCCCTTAGTGAGCAGAACAAAGTAAAATGATTATCTTAAACGATGAGCAGGGTTCCCCTGAGTGGCTTGCCTCAAGACTGGGCAGGCCATCAGCCTCAATGTTTGGGAAGTTAATCACTGGTAGTGGTAAGCCCTCTAGTTCAGCAGAGTCCTACATCAATGAGATGATTGCTGAGAGATTGACTGGTCGCAGTAAACCCTTCTTCACTAATGAGCACATGGAAAGGGGTAACGCACTGGAGCCAGAAGCTAGGGAAGCCTACGAGTTTATCACTGACTTTGAAGTGGTAGAGACAGGCTTCATCCTGGATGACAGTGAAGAGTTTGGCTGTAGTCCTGATGGCTTAGTTAGCACTGATGGTGGTCTTGAGATAAAATGTCCATCTGACTCGGTACACGTTAGCTACCTGAGAGCAGGTAAGGTGCCAGCAAAGTATTACCAGCAAGTGCAGGGCTGTATGTGGATAACTGGGAGAGATTGGTGGGACTTCATGTCTTACCACCCCGAAATGCCACACCTGCTAGTAAGAGCAAGACGCAATGAGAAGTTTATTGAAGCAATGGCCGAGCAAGTTCTGGCCGCAGTAGAAACCATAACAACAGAGACGGAGAGATTAGTATGAAAGTTGGATTAAGCATTAAGTTAGACGTTAAAAAGATCGACAAAGCGCGACTGTTTGAGGGTGAGAAAGGTACATACCTTGACCTGACTACATTCATCGATACTGCCGAGCAAGACCAGTACGAGAACAATGGCTTTGTATCTCAGTCAACTTCCGCTGAAGAGCGTGAGCAGGGTGTAAAGACCCCTATCCTTGGAAATGTAAAGGTGTTCTTCACCGATGGTGCTGCTCCTGCGCAAGCTGCTGCCCCTGCTATTGATGAAGACATTCCATTTTAATAATGCGCTTAGTTAGAAATAGATTACAAACCCCTGATGGGAAGATTCTCGAAAGTAAACACAGGCATGACTATGTTGACCATAGAGACGACAACGGCAAATTGTACTTCCTTGATGGGGGTTTGGACTATGCAAGATGTTCAGCCCATGGTGACGAGGCGTATATGCAGGAGTGGAGTGACGATCCTGATCCATGCAAAACTGAAGTTCAACTTTGGTTTGACCTGATGAAAGCGTGCGACTGATATACCATTACTGGTATGGAATGAATCAATATGTATCATTATATATCATCAGCGATAGCTAGTATAATCCGCCCCTCTACAAACTACTGGGGTTTTACCGTGACTATCGCAATCATTGTTGTAATATGTGGCCTAGCCGCTATTGCATACCAAGACATAGCCTCCTGATGGGGGCTTTTTTAATGGAGTAGATTATGAAGCACATGATTATCCCTGACACCCAAGTGAAACCAGGCAGTAGCCTCAAGCATTTGGAGTGGGCAGGAAGGTACGCTGTAGAGAAGAAGCCCGACGTAATCGTTCACATTGGAGATCACTGGGATATGCCCTCGCTATCCAGTTGGGATGTAGGCAAGAAGTCCTTTGAAGGTCGTCGATATAAAGATGATATTGATGCAGGTATCAAGGGTCTGGAAACATTCCTGGCACCTATCAGAGCAGAGCAGAAGAGACTGGCTGAGGGCAGAAGAAAACGCTGGAACCCACGCCTAGTATTCACACTGGGAAACCATGAGCAGCGCATTGAGAGAGCCATTGAGTCTGATGCAAAGCTAGAGGGACTGATAGGGTATGCTGACCTGAAGCTAGATGAGATGGGCTGGGAGGTCTATGACTTCCTTGAGGTCTGTGTCATTGACGGCATTGCCTACTCGCATTACTTCACCAGTGGTATCATGGGTCGGCCTGTATCCAGTGCCAAGCTGATGCTATCCAAGAAGCACATGAGCTGTGTGATGGGCCACGTTCAGGATAGAGACATTGCCTTTGCCAACCGAGCAGACATGAAGCCCATGATCGGATTGTTCGCTGGTATCTTCTACGTCCATGATGAGGACTACCTGACAGCACAGACCAACAGTAGCTGGCGCGGTGTGTGGATGCTACACGAAGTCAACGACGGTCAGTGTGATGAGATGCCTGTATCCATGAACTACTTGAGGAAGAAGTATGACGGCAAATACTAAACAGGTAGGTGGTAGCCATTACATGACAGCCATCCAGCCTATCGAATACATCTTGGCAAACCAGTTAGACTTTTGCGAGGGCAACATTGTTAAATACGCAACACGCTGGAAGAGCAAGGGTGGTGTTGAAGACCTGCGCAAGATCAAGCACTACTGTGACTTTCTAATAGAGCGTGAATTAGAGTCCTAAAAATGTTATAATTGGGCCATGAGTAAAGACACTAAAAAATCTAGTCTACTATCCCGAATCGGAGTCTCTGGCTACAACAAGCCCAAGAGAACCCCCAAGCACCCCACCAAATCTCACGTTGTGGTTGCCAAGGAAGGCAGTAAGGTTAAGACAATACGCTATGGTCAGCAGGGCGTAAGTGGTGCAGGTGCTAATCCCAAGACAGCCAAACAAAAGGCTCGTCGTAAATCCTTCAAAGCCCGTCACCGTAAGAACATCGCCAAGGGTAAGATGTCTGCCGCGTACTGGGCTAACAAGAGTAAATGGTAATGAAAGGTCTATACGCAAACATCCATGCCAAACGTAAGCGCATCAAAGCAGGTAGCGGTGAGAAGATGAGAAAACCTGGAGCTAAGGGCGCACCCACAGCTAAGGCATTCAAAGAATCCAAGAAGACTAGAAAGAGCTTGTTGAGTTAGTAAGTCCAGATAACCTGTACGGTATCACGTACGTCTACATGGATGAAGTTCTTTGCAATTCCTATGCCAGAAAAGCCAAGTTTCATAGCCTCACGCACAATCACATACCCTTCTGATCCGCTGTTGATATGAATGTCAGCAGCAATACCTTTGGCATGAGTTCCTGGTCTAGTCTTTCGCTTCTCAATGCTATGGCTGGAATCTCGATAGCCACTGGTTATCTTGAAAGGGAACCCGCAAGTGTGGCGCAGCTCATCTAGCTTCTCTAAGAAGAATGGACTCATTTCATTTTTGCCAGTCTCTTGACAGTTGAACTCGTCAATACTGAAGTATTGCATCTGCATTAGTGAACCTCATAACTATTGAAGTATGCGTTTATAAGCTCTGACTTTGCGACTTCCATGCTATACAGAATATCAGGATCTTCCATGTTGCTAATGATTTGTATCTGGCTATCATTAACCCCTATTACCACCATAGTGTCATACTCTTCACACAACTTAGCTAGGTCTGGCCTCATACTAACAACTTTTCCCATCTTACTTCCTCATGCTCATTAACTTACCCGCACCCTTGATGCCAAAGCTGGCAGATATGGCAATGAATAACAGGTATTGATACCACTCAGGCAACCCGTTCAAAGCAATAAAAGCCTCATGCACTCTATCAACAATAGTCATATCATCCACGATTATAGCATACCCCACCATAAAGATTGGTATAGAAAGAACGATAGTCCAGAACTCATCCTTCCAACTGCTCGCGGAAGCGTCTGCCATCTTGGACTCCCAGTCAGCATCGTTCTGTATGACGTTCATCTTGGCTTGGTGTTTGGCCTTAGACTGCTCTGCTTTATTAGATAGGTAGCCCTTCGCTAGGTCTGCTACTGGCCCAAGTAAAGCAGTGAAGATGCTCATTGAAACATCTTTCCGACTACAAATAAACCGATAATCAGCGGGTATATACCCCAGATCATCATCTCAGCTTTCTTAAATCTCTCAGAGCCATCTGCCAACCTACGTTCAATGTTTGTATAGCGAATAGTACATTCTCGCTCATGCCCTTCCAGTTTTAATAAAGCCTCTTTTACAGTAGCCATTATCTTTTCACCATTAGTATTAAGCCATAGATCATAATAGGTATCACTGCTATTGCTATGCCAATAACGGTGACAAATGTTTTTATCATATTAATCCTGGTTCGCCGTACCGCCAACAACCTGCGAGCTTCAGACTCTCTCTGCCGCTTGCACTCAGACTGGAAGTTTAGCCAATCGCTATACATATCAGCACGACCTGCATAAACCATGTAGTCCTTTAACCACACCTCTTGCTCTTTGATCTGCTCCAAAGCCATGAAAGCATCTAGGTCTGACTTACCCTTGGTAGATACTCTTTTGGCTATGGCGCTTTTATTATCAAAGTATTTCTTTGCTGCATCTGAGCAGTCATACAGCTCTTTGCCGTTACTAATAGCGGTTTTGATAACTTGAAACGCTGCATTGGCTGCGGCTATCTCTGCTAACATTATCTGTATACCTCTACCTTAGTAACGTCTACGTAGCGCGGTACGCAATACGCATGGACTGGTGTTCTATATGTCCTTATAGTTCCCTGTATAGTTAGCTCTTCAGCAAACCATCGGCATCTATTTAAATCGAACCAGTAGCTTTCAGCCTTCGCATCAATCGTACCGTTCACCATTACAATTAATGCAAAGACTAATTTCATTTAGACCACGATTCTATTCACTTAGACGCAGTGCGGATGTCTTTAGCAATACCTTCTACCAAAGTAGCTGAACCAGCACCAACACCTTTAGCAGTGTTTACTACCATGCCTTGTGCAGAGTCTACAGTTGAGTTGACGATCTGCTGTGATCCGTCAATAGCACCGTTGAATGTGTTGCAGCCAGCAAGTACAAAAAGGGTCGCGATTATTAATGTTTTCATGTTATATCCTCGTTATTAAATTAAGGCGCTGTAGGCCATGTAATGTTAGTTGGAAATCCCGCCTGTTCCGATATGTCACGCAATGCTATACGGTAAGTAGCCCAAGAAGCTTTTGTAGTGCTGTCCAGTGGCGAATCTGGCATCTGCGTCCAGTCGCATTGGGTCAGTAGCTCATCTCGCTTAAATCGTACGTCCAGAGCTATTGCAGAAATTTCATCATCAGTCATAAGAATAACAGACCAGCCAAGAACCCATGCGCCGTCAATAAGAGTAGGCGCTGCATTGGCGACGATTGTTTCGTTATGCTCAACCGCTGGCCTATCTGCATAAACTATACGATATAC